AGCTCACGACGACGTAAAAGACGCTCTAGCCAGCGCAGTAGATTTTGCATCAAGTATGGCTCCTAGTATGAGTTTATTTTCTAATTTTAAAAAGGATGTTTCCAACGTCCAATTCCACAGTAGGTTTGGAGGTTTCGGATGATTATATGGAACATCGAGAAGAAAGGTATTAATACCGTGTTTGTTAGGAAACCCCGGTGACTGGAAAAGTATTAGAGCTTAGAGGCGACGTCCTTACCGAGGACCGCCTTGCTGTTTCCATCACTGAGAAGTGGCAAGAGTGGGATGCCCTGCGAAACATCTGGAAGCAAGAGAAACTTGAAATCCGGAATTACGTTTACGCAGTAGATACAAAGAGAACTACAAATTCACAGCTCCCATGGAAGAATAGTACTACTGTTCCGAAGCTGTGTCAAATCAGAGACAACCTTTACGCCAACTATGTTGCCACTATGTTTCCTCAAAGGAAGTGGCTGATCTGGGAAGCGAATGAACTGGACTCTGCATCGCAGGCTAAGAGAGACGCCATCACCAACTATATGAGTTGGGTGATCAGTCAGCCGTCCTTTAAGCATGAGATGGATAAGATCCTACTCGACTACATCGACTATGGCAATTGCTTCGCCACTGTTGAGTGGGCGGACGAGCGCGTAGAGCTGGAAGATAAGACTCAGGTGGGTTATGTCGGGCCGGCAATACGCCGCATTAATCCGCTCAATATTGTTTTCAACCCAACGGCAGAAACATTTCAATCTTCTCCCAAGATCATTCGTTCGTTGATCTCTCTGGGCGAGCTTAAGGAAATGCTTCAGCGGATGTCCAATGACGAGAACCGCGAAGAGTACGAGAATCTTTGGGAGTACCTCCGTTACATTCGTGAAGTTGGTATGCGCTTTGAAGGAGACTTCAAGGAGTTAGATAACCTCTACGTTATGGATGGTTTCACTTCCTTCCGTGAATATCTTAAGAGCGGCGTCGTGGAAGTACTGACTTTCTATGGCGACCTCTACAACCAGGAAGACGACACGTTCTATAAGAACCACGTCATTACGGTTGTTGATCGTCACAAGCTAATTGGCAAGAAGCCTAATCCTTCTTATTTCGGATACCCGCCAATCTTCCATTGCGCATGGCGCAAGAAGCCAGACAACCTGTGGGGCATGGGTCCTCTCGACAATCTCATCTGTATGCAATACCGCATGGATCATCTTGAGAACATGGCCGCAGACATTTGGGACTTCGCTGCCTTCCCGGTTAAGAAGATCAAGGGAATGGTTGAGGAGTTCACTTGGCAACCAGGCGCAGACATCTACGTTTCCGAAGAAGGGGATGTGGATATTGTCCAGCCGGACGTCAACGTCTTACAGGCGGATCAAAAGATCGAACGCCTAGAGACTTTGATGGAAATGATGGCTGGCGCTCCGCGCGAGGCCATGGGCTTCCGGACACCTGGTGAAAAGACCAAGTACGAAGTCCAGACTATGGAGAACGCGGCGTCTCGCTTATTCCAAAGCAAGACCAAACAATTCGAGGAACTCGAAGAGGAGCCGCTTCTGAATGCCATGCTTGAACTTGCCAAGCGCAATATGAGCGGCGTTACCGTAATCAAGGTATTTGATAATGAATTCAACACCACATCTTTCGCATCGCTTACTGTTGAAGATATTACTGGCATCGGTCGCATTAAGCCTGTTGCTTCTCGGCACTTCGCTGAGCAGGCCGATCTAGTACAGAATCTCACCAACCTTACTAACTCCCCGCTTTGGGCGACTGTTCAGCCGCACTTCTCGGGCAAGACGTTAGCTAAGGTTCTGGAGAACATTTTCAATCTAGAACAATATGGCGTTGTCATTCCGTATGTCGCTTTAGCCGAGCAGGCAGAGGCACAGAAGTTTGCTAACGCACTTGAGCAGCAGACCGCCATGGCGTCTCAGACTGCATCAGGAATAGGGGCAGATCACGATATGTCAGTCGCACCCGGTGGTGTAGCTGGCGCAACACAACCCGGTGGAGCACCTTTCTAATGTGGATTAAATGGACCTCGCATCTCAAAGACGAGAGCGAGATCAACAATTTTAGGAATCAAGTTTTCGCAGCTAAGCCAGTCCTAGACCGGATCACGGCACTTCTCGATGAGAAGGAGGCTGCACTCGATCGTTCGGAGATTAACCCCGAGACGTACAACAATCCCAATTGGTCCCATATGCAAGCATTCAAGAACGGCATCCGTTCTGCTTGCGGTGACCTTCGATTGCTTCTGACCATAGAGGACAAGTAATGAGTTTAATTAGTAATGACGATGACCAGATCGTCATAGATGAAAATAAGAAATACTTCGACGACCTTGTCGGAGAGGGCAGGAAGTTCAAAGACCCTGAGCAGCTTGCACGTGGTAAGTGGCATGCAGATAAGACCATCGAGTTAATGGAAAAGAGGATGGACGCTCTGCGCGCTGAGTACCAAAAAGAACGAGAACAAAATTTAACAAGGGCACAGTTGGAAGAAGTAATCGAAAGATTCTCTAAACAACAACTTGCTAGTAACGCCAACCCCATAGTGAACGAAGATAGAACGCCCGTGTTTGACCCGAACCAACTAGAGACTCTTGTCGCCTCCAATTACGAGAAAATGCGTGAGAAGGAGCGCCAAGACCAAAACTATAGAATGGTTCAAGAAAAGGCCATGACCCGCTTTGGTGCAAACTATAAGCAGAACCTGGCCGAAACAATGAACGACTTAGGTTTATCCCCTGCAGATGTTGAGACGATGGCTCGCAACAATCCGAAGGTCTTTATCAAGACTTTTGGACTTGAAGCTCCGCCCCCGGCTCAGAATTTCCAGGCCCCTCCTCGATCCGGATACACGCCGTTCCAGCCGACCGGCGGAGCACACAAGCCGTGGTCCTTTTATCAGGAGATGAGAAAGAATAAACCTGACGAGTATTATGCACAAAAAACGCAAAACAAAATGATGGATGATTATGCTGCCCTCGGAGAGAAATTTGAGGACGGAGATTTCCATCAAGAATATTAGTGGAGTTTAACAAATGGCAAGTGGTTTTACGACCCTTACCGATGAACATCTACGGCGAACTAATCTCTGGGCACGTCAGCTCAAGGGTTTGCTGTTAGACGATCTCATCGCTACGCGATTTGTTAGGTCTGTCCCTGATTTCCCGGATGGCGTTACACTGAACATTCCCAGCTTAGGTGAGGCGGAAACTGCCGACTTCACTGAAGGCCAGGCAGTCAAGTACAATCGTATGGACACGGGTAACTTTACCTTCTCCTACGACCAGTACAAGTACTCTGCCAATGCCATGTCTGCGAAGTTCAAGCGTGACTCTTTCTATAGCTCGGAGGTCCTCTCGGCCTTCTTGCCGCGCCAACATCGCGCCATTTCGGAAGCAGTTGAGGTCCGCATCTTCGATAGAATGAATGCGGCTCAGACAGCTAGCAACGCAAATCAATACAACGGATTCGACCATCGCTGGATCGGTTCCGCAGTCACGGGTGTCAACCGGGCAATGGGTCTGAATGACTTTGCGAAGGCTCAGCTTTCGCTCATGAAGGCTAACGTCCCCCTCACAGGTAAATGTGCGGTGGTCGACCCAACGGTTGCATACACGATCGCAACGCAAACGAATGTTATGAATCTTATGTCGCCCAATCCGCAGTGGGGTCCGATCGTCAATGGCGGTCTGGTTTCCGGTTCGGTTACCGGCAGCATGAAGTTCATGTTCAACATTTACGGGTTTGACGTCTACGTTTCCAACTATCTTCCGACAGTTGGTGCGGAGACTATCAACTCGATTTCGTCTGCGTCGGGTGCAGTGGCTAACTTCTTCTTCACCGTCGGTGCAGAGGATATCATGCCGGTTATCGGCGGATATCGTCAGCCCCCGACTGTGTACTCGGAGTTCAATAAAGATCTCCAACAGTGGGAGTATGTGACGTTCGCGGAGTATGGGTTCAAAGCCTATCGTCCGGAGAACATCATCACAGTCATTACCGACACGACCGGCGTTGTGGTCTAATAGGAGGATAATATGGGTAGTCAATTAAACTCAGATAACCTCTTTGTTAAGATCGGCACAACTAAAGCCGTTCCTAATCGGGCAGGTGAGTTCAAGACTTACGGAGCACTCCGTGAAATTGAACTTGTCATGGACCTGACGACTCTGACCTCTTCGCAGGTCATTCAGTCGGATCAGGAATTCTTTCCCAGTGGTGTTCGCATCGAAGAGGTTGAGATCGTCACAGAGACGGCCGCAACTTCGGGTGGTGCGCCAACTCTTGACATCGGTCTGATCCAAACGGATCGTTCTACTGTCACGAACAATACCGCTTTTACTTCCGCAGTGGCTCTGGCGACATTAACGCCAGCAGGTGCCAAGCAAGTTCTTCGCCAAGGTTCGACCGGCGCAGGCGCTCTGATTGGTTCCACCACTTCGCAAGTTAACTATATCTGTGCTCGCGCTAATACAGCCACCTACACGGCTGGTCGTATTGTCGTGCGTATCCGATATATGAAGGTGATCTAAGGAGGAATAAATGGGTGTTCTTGGTCAAATTGATCTGGCCGGTAACGACGTTGTCGTTAAGAGCATCAACGTAGGCGCACAGCGCTCGCAGCAGTTTCCGGCAACCCCGGCAACTGTGACGCAAGCGACTAACCGCACTACGGGCGTGACACTTAACGCATCCTCTGGCCAGATCACAACTAATACCGCATCTCTTGCTGCTGAAGCCGCTGCTGCTTTCACGGTGACTAATTCATTCGTCTCGGCGAATGACATTATCGTCCTGAATCAGAAGTCCGGCTCCAACGGTGGTGATACTGACGTTTACGTCGGTAGCGTCTCTGCCGGTTCTTTCACCATCGTTGTTGCAAACAACAACGCTGCTGCAGGTACCGCAGAAACAGGTGCAATTGTAATATCATTCGCAGTTATAAAGGTTATGGGCTAATAGATGTCTAAACTAGTCTTGCAAGACTTAGCCTCGTTAACAAACGAGACTTCGGCCTTAACTACTATGAATGCGAATAATACCGCCACTGAGACAGCGTTGGAAAACACGCTGTCTCGGGACGGTACTTCCCCAAATCAGATGGGTGCTGATTTGGATATGAATTCAAAAAGAATTTTAAATATCGGGACCCCTCTCGATATGAATAATTCTAGGATTATTGATTTACCAGACGCGGTTGCTTTAACAGAACCCGTTACATTAAATCAATTGAATAATGCTATTTTCTCCGGAGGTGGGGCATCAGCAGCTCTTCCTTTCATTACTGTAAGCAACACTCCAAGTCTTTCTCAAGAAAGAGCTTTAGCTGTAACTGGAAGTGGTCTTACGCTTACAGATAGTGGAGCAAACGGTTCTATTACCATTGGTTTAGATGATGATCTTAATGCTGTTGCTAATTTAACTACAACCGGATTGGTAACAAGAACTGCTGCGAACACCATGACAACGCGCTCGCTGACTCAACCAGCAGCGGGTATTACAATTTCTAATAACGATGGTGTTGCCGGTAATCCTACCCTAGCTTTGGCCAATGATTTAGGAGCTTTAGAAGCTTTATCTACTACTGGTATTGCTAGACGAACAGGAACAGATACTTGGACTGCAAGTAATGCAGTTACAAATGCTGAATTAAATACAACCGCAAATCAAACAATTAAAAGTAATATAAGCGGGGGCGTAGCCACACCTTCTGATAATACTTTAACAAGTATTCTTGATAATATAATAGGTTCTAGTAGAGGTTCAATTGCTGTTCGCGGAGCAGCTAATTGGCAAGCATTACCGTTAGGTACTAATACTCAAGTTCTATCTTCAAACGGAACAGACTTAGTTTATGCAGCAGGTGGTAGTGGGTCTAGTCTTGTAACAAGACGTACAATTACTACGACAGATACTGTTGTTGTTGGTGATCTTGGGAATATTATAGAAATCACTTCAGGTACTTTTAC